GCCCTGCTGGTCACCCTTTTTAATGATTCCCTCCAGACTGTAAAGTCCTAACTGTGACGGGTACGTGAGGTCGATTACGACACCCACTCCCTCGCGACAGTTACCAGCGTTGCATACCGTAGTGTGAAGGTAAACGGTTCAAACGGATCTATTACTTCCGCTCGATTGCAGCAGCTTTGCAGCCACCTTAAGTAACCGTGTTCCGTGGAGAAACCGAAACCTTCAGACGGAGCTCTTAGCGATGCGTTTTTAACGCGCACAACTTTAACGAGTTTTCCATCTGAAGGAGGTGCGACATACTCCTTGAGTATGTTAAAACCTTTGCACCCTTTGGGTCCCCGCTGCACCTTCTGGAAGAATGGCACGCCCATCTTACCCTGGCCAACCGAAGTACCCTTTAACATTTCATATGCTAAAGGCTCCCCGATACACCCTTCCCATCCTTGCGGATAAGTCGGGATGAAGCCAAGATGGTCATAGACCTGCTTCTTCATCCATGCGCACGTCGCAGGGAGCAATTTCGACCATGACTTACTTTGGTCGTACCACCCCGCAACAAACTCTGCGTCCCACTTACTCCGATCTTTTGTAAAGCTCTGAGGTGGCGTCTTGATTTTGAGGGGCGTGATATCGGCACCTGCAAAGGCGTCTGTACCACAACTCTCTCGGAACGGACCAGTCCAAAAGGACTTATCCCGATTAATACGGAATCCGTAACGTTCAAGACTTGACATGACCTTAACTGCATATTGAGTCGGCAAAACAATATCATCGCCGTACACATGTACATTTTGGCATGCCCATTTTAGATCATCCTCAGAGGTGTAACACTCTTCCATGTCATTAGCTATGGCCGCCGCGGAGATCGCCCAAAACACAAGGGACTCCACACTGAAACAGTAACCATTTCCCATCGGAGCTACCTTCGATAAACGAAAGGTTCCACCAGATGGCAGTAGCGTCGTAACACTGCGAGATTCCTCGATTGCCCGAGTCCACGATGTCGGAAAAAGCTGGCCAATGAGGGCTAAACTAACCCTATCACTAGCCTCCGACAAGTCAATCGTGGCGTTCGCTCCAGTCCTAGACGATGTAAGCGCAAGGTTGGCATTAACACTTTGGTCATCGAAACGAATAGACGATCGACAGTAATCGTGATCGCCAATCCGTTCTCTGATTAGAGCGTCGATACCTAGTTGCGCCCACATCAATCTGACCGCTTCAGCTGAGATTATTCTCGGCCCTCTTGATGTTTTGGGGACCAAGGACACCTTTGACTGTCGCAGGTCTGACACGCGGTGTTTGGTAAGACTAAACCAC